TACGTTTGAGCGGAGTTTACAAACGTTATAAGGTAGAAGTAGTCTTCAGGGGAATAAACAGCCTGTAGCTTTCCTGATAAATTACTCTCAAGTCTCAAAAGAGTCAAAAGGTCTGACTTAACTGACAAGCTAAGGTCCTCAAGGGGCATTGACTTCTCTTGAATTGTTCTACCAAAGGACTTAAGCCCCTTGGTGCTCATGTAGAGAAGGTCAGTTCCTATGGTTGCCACTGAGGCGTTACTCAAGCAGGACACCCCTGCAACTGTATCCTGTAGTTTTAGGTTTGTAGCGGGGTCTCCGTCTGCACCACTGTAGACAACTATAGACTCTCTACCAAAGATAATTAGAAAACCGTTGTGTGCCTGAATGCTGACAATCTGATCGTAGCCATTAGGGAAATACTCAAGGATGTCTATGGCACCTGAGTCACCGGTCTCAAAGTCAGCGCCTACGAGGAGATTGGACCAGTATACGGTTGAACCGCTACCTACCCAAACTCTACCGTAGGCACCACAGGCTGTACCACTCTTAAGATCGTTCAATGTGGGGCCTGTTACCGGAGTCTGATAGTTACTGTCAGAACTTATCTTGACCAAACCATTGGTCTCATCGTACACCAAAGGCTCATATCCCTTTTGGAACATAAATGTTTGACCACGAAAGGGAACAAAATCCCAAAGGTTGTCTGTGGATGTGATGGTGTAAGAGTTAGTTGTTTTCCAAGCAGAGGTAGTAAGGGTTGTTAGTGTGGAAGTCCCTATGAAGATGTTACCATTACCCGCTGAGAGTATATTATGGTTTTCAAGGTCTGACACATAACGACCCATGGACTCTATGGGGTTACCACCAAGGTCAGTAAGGTCTGAAGTAGTTAATGTCTTAAACCCCTTACGTGCAGACAGTCTACCGTACTTGTCAATGACAGCGTTATTTGCTTCAATGGCAAAGGTGTAGTCATCTGAGATTGGGGATGACTCTGTGTTGACCCCTTGAAATCCGGGGCCTATAAGGCTTATGGGGGTTAATGGTTGAGCCATTAGGGTGTCCACCAAATAGTATCAACAGGGTAATTAGCAGCGTCAAGGGCTATAGCATCACTCAAGGCTCTTTGGGCTTCTCCTAAGAACTCTTGAGTGGAAGTTCCTTGGTCCTCACCACGTTCCCTAACTAGGTACGCATGGGAGTAAAGCATAACAGGCTCTACAGGAACTTTGATTTCATCGGAGTCAGTAGTTAGCCTAGGGCTTCTATTGACAAGATAAAGGCTGATGGTGTCCACAGCGTTGGGTGTAGGGAAGAAGGACACCTGAGCGTCACCATTAGAGTCTATACCTTCTATGTAATAACTTCTGGGTGTCCCTTGACCAAAACTACTTCTCTTAATCTTGGCAAAGCGATCAAAGACAGTGGTAAGTTCTCTACCTGATGAGTTCCATGCTTGTATTATTTTAGCACGAGTACCATAATTTGTCAAGGGGTATTTGTAAGTACCTGCTACTGTGTTTATTGTAAAGTCCTCCCTGAGACTTGTCCAGTCCCAAGCTTTCTCTACAACACTGTTGGCATCGTTGACAGCCTTCATAACCAACTTAGTGTAGTCATCAGCACCCACAAGGGTACTAACTGTGTCTTGACGAAGCCTAAGGAGAACGTCATTAACCATATCTAAGAACGTCATTGTTGTGCTTTCCTCTGTTTGATTGCTTCCGCAAGATAGTTAAGTTGCTGAAGAACAGCCTGTTGAACCTCAGGGGGCTGATACTGTACGTCAAACCAGAAGTTCTCCCAGTCTGCTTTAGAGGCACCACCAGCCAAAAGACCACTAAGCATACCCCCTATGTTACCACCTCCGGGTAGATCAGTGTCTTCATTGTCTGACCCCGTTGGGATCTCATCGTCCCCAATGTCCATGGGTGGAGTTGTGACACCACTTGAGGGTAGGTTAGTGTCAGCAGGTTTACTGCCTCCTACTACTACTATGTCTTCATCTCCTCCAACAGGAATCTCGTTGTCACCCCCTGAAGGTAGCTCTGTGTCTCCGGGTGTGACTGGAGCCAGTACGTCCTGACCTTGGTTTATGGTGTCTTTTAATAGATCAAGCTCCTCTGGAGTTGTTTTATCAACTATAGAGTCAAGGGTTTCTTTAGTCCCTGAAGGAAGTTTATAGTCTGTGCCTTTGTTAGGTACTCCTACATCCCCTAAGTTCCCTGTGTTACCATAAGGATTTTTCTCAAAGGTGCCAGTCATGGGATTGTTGCCGTGCTTTGCGAAGGGGTCTATGAAGCGTTGGTCATATGTTTCATTGGGTTTTATAAAAACAGGCGGTGCGTTAACGGTTCCTGACTCCCATCCTTTGTCCAACAAGTCCATCACTTTAAGCTTATTTCCTGATGAGTCTATAATGTAGTCATCGTTAGCGTTGTTAGTGCCCTCTATAACTCTGTACTCTTTACCCTCTGGATCAACCACAATAGGACGAGTTGCTTGACCAAAACCACCAAACAGCTTGTCCAACGTACCACCTATGTAGTCAGTTGGCATATAGTCAACGTCAATACCAATCTTAGACAGTAGACCGTTCTTGCCCAACAAACCACGTAGGCTTGTAGTGTCCTCCATACGAAGAGCATCTTCTACGTCTATCCGATTGCCATCCTCGTCAACACCCCCTGCTTCTAACAGGTCTTTATAGTCATTGGTTCTCAAGGCGTCTTTAATCAATCCTTGACCAATACCGGACAGGCCGCTTACACCTGCTGCTCTCATAACGTCCATAACCGTGAGGTCACCAAGGTCACCTTGAGCAGCCTGTTTTAGAACTTCATTAAAACCACCACGAGCCAAGTCTCCAAAGATTGTCTGATCCTGAAGCAGTTCTCCTATATCAGCTATCTTGCCTAAACCGGATTCAGCCATAAAACCCGGAAGCTTAGATCCTATGTAGGACGTTAGTCCAGACTTCAGTGCATCTTTAAGACTACCGCCAGTGGCACCGGTTAATCCTGCTGCTACCAATGGCATGAAAGGCTGCATACCGGGGATGAAACCAGCAGCAAGCTGAAGTGCAGGGCCAACAGTGGCGGCAGTTCTACCAAGCTTACCCATGTCCCCGTCAAGGTCGTAGTATCCACCAAAGTCAGAACGCATAACCTCTTCAAAGGGGTTGCCTGAACTCTTCTTACCATAGAAGGTCTGAGCGTCCAGCTTACCGTCACCTACGTCTACCTGTTGAGGCAAGCCAAACTCTTGAGCAAGCCTAGACTGTTGCTCGTTGACGTACTTACGCCAAGAGTCACCGTCCTGCTTTACCCCTGAGTCAGGGTCTCTGGCGTACAGATAGTGATAAGACAGTTGGTCTCTGTAGGACAGATCGGACACCTTGGTAGGGTCAGCCTTCATCTCCTGATACCAGTTGTACACATCGTCAGGGTTGGAGTTGGGCATCTGTATAGCAGTTTCAGGGTTCTTAGGGGTGAACATCTGCTGTTCGTACTGCTTGTTAATCTCAGTGGCCTGTTTGTCACTGAAGTCCCTAACCCCATCAGCTTCTGTAGACCACTTAGGTGTCATAAGTCCATCTGAGGGACCTAAGATGCTGTTGTACTGTTCTTGAGTAAGTTTACCCTGCTGGACTGCCTTGGCAAGGTTAGCCTGTTCCTTGGCGTCTATACCACCCTGTTGAACACCGCCATTGATCCAAGAGTTAAAGGCGTCTACACCATTCTTGTAGAACAATCCACCTACAGTCTCTCCTTGAGGTGCTGTAGGGGGTGTAGAGGTGTTTTGTTGTGAACCACCCACCACAATGTCCTCCATGGGGGCCTGAGAGGCTCTAGGAGGACCTACAGGGGCCGTAGGAGCTTGATAAGGGTTGACCCCTATACTACCTACAGGGTTACTAAAGAGGCCCGTAGAGGGCGCTGTAGGAGCTTGTGGAGGGTTTTGAGTAACTTGAGGCTGTTGAGTGGCTTGATACTCTTTTAAGAGTTGCTCAAGATTACTTGGGAGTTGAAATGAAAACATATACTGACTTTCCCTTTAGTTGTTTAGCCCCCAAGGAACCGTGAGCTTAGAACTTCGTAGAGGACACCGGCAAGGGCTGTAACAACACCCCAGATTACCTTAGTGACCAAAGACATTCTAGCCTCCAGATCCACTATGCTTGACTCTTGCTCGTTATTCTGTTCTTCCATGTGATCCAGTCTGTACTCATGCCTGTTCACACGTTGAGCGAGACTTAGAATCTTCTCGTCCAGAGCCTTAATATCTGATAAGACTTCAGCCATCTTATCAATCTTGGCTTCCATTCTAGCTAGACGAGCTTCTGTCATGAGAACGTCCTTATCAAAGTTTTGTCCATCCATGACACTTCCTTAGTTGTTTTTATTGTCTCTCTCTGTAGCCAAGTGTATGTACAAGCTGTACATCACACCGTAGACCTCTTCGTAAGTCATGCTACCAACAACTACCCCTGTGTCAGGATGCTTCAAATCAAAGTTGGTATTAGCGTTGTCAGGCGTTAAGGTTGCCTTAAGGTTACCTATGTAAGATATGGCCTTTGGAGGCCCATTGTCTACAACACGGATAAGCTCCTCTTGAAAGGTAACCTCCGGTATGGTATTCAAAGGGTACATCATCTCAACGGAAGAAGCCCTTACGTACTCTGTAATAGTGGTTGTTACTTCCTTAACCTGTTCTTTGTACTTAGCCATTGGTTACACCTTAGTCAATCTGAAGAATTGGCAAGTGCCTTTCAACTCTGTAACGCCACCAACCCAGTAGAACTCAGGGGAGTAAGAACCGGCAGCAGGCACCACGTAGTACCCAAAGTCTATTCCGGGGCCGTAGGTACTTTGAATACCGGGCGACCACCCGAATATCTCAGTAAAGTCAGAACTAAGATAAGGGGTTCCAGAGAATGCTTCGTAGTTGTACGACAACATCCCAACGATAATGTCACCCTTATTGACAGACCAAGCACCGGGAGTTTTCCACCCACTGCCCGTTGTTGAGGTGTAGTTCAGAACACTGGACGCCTGAGAGAACGTATAACGACTGAAAGCAGCCCATGCCACTGAGCTATCCTGAGCCGCTGTAAAGCTCTTGGAGTTGTACTCAGAGCCGTAGGAGGCATCGTACCAAGTGGTAAGCTGTCCAATAGCCGCAGAGCGTGTGAAGTTACTTGTAGTCCCAAAGGGTTGCCCATCATTGGACGCCATCATCACAACACAGTCAGTGCTCTTGAACCCAGTGGTGTACAAGGTTGCACTGGTGAACTCACTGACACCTGAGCCAGTGTTGTATCCACCTGATGACCACACAAGGGTGCTGCCAATGTAAGCACTGTCCACTTGGTCATTACCGACCTTCATGTCATCAATAGGAGTATTACCAAAGTACATAGATTACCCCACGATGATGTACAGAGTGTTAGAATCCTTAGTACCTATTGCATTGTACTGAGCCTGAGTTAGCTTGCTGATCTTGGACGCTGTGTTAGCTGCGCCGTTGTTCAACCATACACCTGTAGTGCCACTTAGAGTACCACCTGTAACAGTAGGACTGGTAAGTGTCTTGTTGGTGAGGGTCTGTGTATCAGTAGTACCTACTACAGTCCCTGATGGCGCTGCCAGAGTTGCTATAGTCCCAAGGCCCAGAGAGGTTCTAGCCGTTGACCCGGACTCAGCAACCCACGTAGAACCGTTACCTACTATGAAGTTCCCGTCCGTCTTAGCAAGTCCTGTAATAGCAGTAAGGTCTGCATTGGAGGGCTGCTTCGCATCCAACTGTGTCTGTATGTTGGACGTAACACCGTCCGTGTAGTTGAGTTCCGTAACGGTTGCAGTGATGCCATCAAGAGTATTGAGTTCCGCTGCCGTGGAGGTTACCGCTGTACCAGCTATGTTCCAACTTGAGGGTAGAGATACAGTCCCTGTAAACGTAGGGCTGGCTTTGTCTGCTTTAGTTGCAATACTGGATGCAATTTCACTAAACTCTTCGTCAAACTCAGAACCTTTAATAATCTTACCTGCACTACCGGGAGCCAAAGAGTCCTTAGCAGTCCAGTTGTAATTCTTTGTATAGTCAGTCATGCGTCAGTCTCCAGACTTATAGCTTAGTACAGATTTAGTTACTTTCTCAGCCGATCTTCCAAACACATAACCACCTAACCCTATCTGTAACAAGGCCCAAGCCTCATCCCTGAGTGGGTTAGGTAGGAATCCAAGAGAGTCACCAACGGCCAAGCCGAGGAAGGTCAGCATGGTAATAGGTCTCCACATAGCCGTCAGGGCGTGTTCAGACTTAGCCTCTGCCTCAACGATCTTAGCTCGACCTTCAGTTATCTGCTTCTCGTAGTCCAGTGCAGAGTCTAGGACTGCCGCCTGTGTCTTGAGAAGCCTCTCTTTGTGCATGAGTTTCTCTTCTTTTGACGTATGCAACTCGTCAATCAGCTTGGACGCTGGTTCGAATATAGTGGATACTAACGTAAGTAGATTCATTACATACCTCAGAAGAAGAGAAGGACCCCTAGGGATAACCTAAGGGTCCTTAAGGGTTACACTACTAGTGCAAGACCAGCTTCAGGACGGTACACTTGCAGACCGTACAGAGCGTCAGCGGTGAACAGAGTGCTCAGGTACTCCTGCTTGTACTGCGTCTGAGTGCGTACACCCATCTGCTCTACGTGCAGGATGCAGTCCTTATGGAAGAACAGAGCAACCTTGTTGCTGTTAGTGGTAGGACAGTTGGTGGTAACGTAGATGTCAACACCGTACAGTGAACCGATACGACCTGATTTAACAGCTTGTTGGTCAGAGAAGTCTGAACTAACGAAGCGGTCAATACCCATCATCGTGCTACGCAGTGCCGGAGGCACAACGAATACACGACCGTCCATCGGTACGTCACGGTCGTCCAGCTTAACAATCAGTTCACGGAAGGTTTGGTCCGTAAAGGTGTTCGGAGCCAGAGCAGCCGTGTAGTCAACCAGAGCGCCAGTGGAAGCAGCCGTGGTGAATGCACCGGTACAAGCTGCCCACTGTGCATCCGTAGGAGTACCAGCGATCAGTGAACCCGGAGCAGTGTGAGCACCAGTAGCGTTAACGTTGACAAACATATTACCAATGTCGGTGTCAACCTTCTTAGCGTGTTGGTAACCAGCATCCTGAGTGTAGTGGCTGCGGAGGCTAGAGAAAGCCTGTACTTCCACAATGTCGTCCACCAGACGAGAATACTCGTGATGACGGTCAACAACGACTACGAAGTCGTCTTCAACGTTGGACTGAATGGTGACCAAAGAGCCTTGAGTGTGACTTGAGACTGCCCCACGACCCGGAACGGGCAGACGGATGGTGTCACCTTTCTTGCCTTTCATAGACATCTTCTTGCACAGCGGAGAGAGCTTCAGGCTCTTCTCGTAGGAAGCGATGATCTCGTCAGACCAGATCTCAGGAATAAACGTAGCCGCATTAGCGGTGTTTACGTGATTGGATGCCGTAGTGGCACCCATGCCAGTACCGTAGTTACCGGAATTATCAGAAGGTCCGTTGTAAGCCATAATTATTCTCCTTGAATAGTATAGAGGCTAACAGATCCCTTAAACAACTCTCCCCTCAGCGTAAGCTTGCATAATTTCAGGTTGTAGTTGTTCATATCGTTTGGGATCGTCTTGCATTAATCGAATGATGTCGGCACGACGATACTTCTTTCTAGCCATAGGCTCACTTGAGGCCCTAGCAGTTCCTGTTGCAGCCTGTTTGACAGTGCTCTTGCGAGCT